TCTCCTGTTTCGGCGTCGCTCGAGTGCGGCGCCGTGAGGTCATTCTACACAGCTTCAAAAGTTTGTCAAGCACTGTGCTTGTGGGGGCCAGATCTCCGCTTTGCAAAGCCGGATCAGGGGTGATCTGTGATCTGTCCGGGTGATCTGTCGGGTGTGATCGGGTGATCTGGCGTGGTACTGTGCAGATGCAAGCCCGCCGGGCCTCTGTCGCGAGACACGCTCACTCTGGCGGGTGTTTTTTTTGCGCCGACTGGTGAGGTCTGATGTGTGTGACTGCAACGACACGGCGGACGAGTGGGAGGCGCGGCTAGAAGGCCGGATGCCCTCTCCAATGCAGGTCACCGTCCCAATTTGGCTGGTCGACGGCGGCGATGATCCGTGGGCGCACGGCGTCGTGTGTACCGGGTGCGCTGAGGTGACGCGGATCGATTGATTCGGAGATCATAGATCTGGCCGGATCCGGCATTGCAATGCTGCGATCCCCCTGCAGCACAAGAGTGCTTGACAGAGTTTGCAGAACGTGTAGAATGGGCGCATGAACAACAACACCGCCGCAACGACGACCGTTACATGCCCCCGCTGCCACGGTTTCGACGCCTTCGCGCGCTTTGGCCACATTGCCAACGGTAAGTGCCTGCGTTGCCTTGGCGCCAAGACCATCGAAGTCAGCACGGCGAAGCTGAACGCCGCTCGCGGCAGCAACGCCAAGGCCATTGCCAAGGCCAACGCCGAAGCCGCCGCCAAGCCCTACACTATCGCCTGCGATGGCTGCGAGACGGTCGGCAGCATGTACGCGACATGGGAACAGGCCCGCGAAAAGCTTGCCCGCCTCGCCGGCAACGGCTACCAGAACCGGATCGCCAAGTGGGACGGCAAATGTTACCGCTACCGCGACGGAACGGCGGTAAAGTTCGGCAACTGACACAAGCCCCCGAAAGGGGGCTTTTGCTTTTGGCACGTTCGTGGCATAGAGTATGCGTGTGACTAACTACCCCCGCAAGCCGCAATCCGGCAAGCAGGCGGGGCGCTATAGGCTCCCCGCTTGGCTCCGCGGCTCCGTCGACGAGCTGCTACGCGTGCATCTCGCGATCGGTGTCGCACGTCCAGAAGCCGCCGTCGAGCACGGCCACGACGTCGACGATCGCGTGCTCGGGCTGATCTCTGAGGCGAGTCCAGAGCTCCGCGCACGGTGCCGCGAGTATCTGCTCGGTCATGCCCTCGCCCCACACGCCCAATGGCAGCCTGAGCCATCCGGCGAGCCGACGACGCCACCCAAGGCCCCGACCGTGGCCGAGCTCGAAGCGCGTCTCGGCCAACTCGCTGACGACGGCGACCGCGCCGCGATCATCGCGATGCTCGCCGCGCTCGATCCCCAGCGCTACGGCCCGCCTGGGCGTGTGGCCGTCGACGCGGCCGATACCGTCGACGTGGTCGACTGGACGCCGGCTATCGTGACGCCAACGGACCGGAAATAGCGCACCGTGCCGAATATCGCGCGCGGACCCGCAGGCTTGCTGCCCCATCAACTTGAGCTGGTATCGGATAGGCAGAGTCGAATCCGCATCCTCAGCGGCGGCTACCGATCGGGCAAGACCGTGGCCGGTGTCGCGGCCGTCGTCGATATGGCTTTCCGATCGGGTGGATACCCAATATTAGTCGTCGAGCCCACCTATCGAATGGTCGTCGACGTTTTCGTGGCAACGGCGAGACGCATGCTCGATTCGTGGAAGCTGCCCTACACATGGCACAAGACGGACAAGATCCTCACCATCGGCAAGCGGCATCAAGTCGAGGTGCTGTGTCGCTCCGCCGATGAGCCCCGATCCCTCGAGGGCATCACAGCTGGCGGGCTTCTCGTCGACGAGTGGGAACTCTGTGACGTCGAGGCCCTGACGACGGCGATGGCTCGTGTGTCGATGGGGCCGTGTCAGCAGATCGTGCTGACCGGCACGCCTGAAGGCTACGGCCCGGCCTACGAGATGGTGCTCGCCAAGCCGAGCCCCGATGTTCGCCAGTGGAGCGTGACGACGTCGTCTAATAGCTATCTGTCCAGCGGATACGTTGAATCAATGCGGTCGCGCATGGATGACAGCATGGCGACCGAGAAGCTCGACGGCCAGCGCACCGCCAAGGGTGGTCGAGTCTACGGGCGTTTCGATCGGCGCGTGCATTGCGCCTCGCCGATCGTCGCCAGAGGCACGATTCAGATCGCGTGCGACTTCAACGTCAGGTACATGCACTGGCTCGTCGTCGAGACGGACCAAGCGGCTCGCACGACCCACGTCGTCGGCGAGGTGATCAGAGAGGGCGGCACGACGACTGACGAGCACGCTGAGCGTGTCGCGCAGTGGATCGCGGCGTACCTCACCCGCACACGAGGGCGACACTACACGCGTGACGACGTCTACCAGATGCGTTTGCAAGCCTACGTCGACGCCAGCGGTACCGCGTTGCGGTCGACGTCGACGAAGAGCGACGTCGCGCTACTGACGCAAGCGGGCTTCAGGCCGATCCATGGCACACACAATCCGCCGGTGAAGGATAGGGTGAATACACTCAACGTGCTCTTTCGCGACCGGCGCGTCTCCGTCGACGCTGCAGCCGCTCCCGTGCTGACGCGCGCGCTCGAGACGCAGGCCCTTGACAAGTCGGGCGAGCCCGAGAAACGCGGCGACATCGACCATGGCGTCGACGCCCTCGGCTATCTGTGTCATTGGCAGTGGCCAGTCCATAGGCCCAGAGCGAACCAGACCGGGCCTGGAGACGCCTTGACAGACGAGTGGGGCCGGGTGTAGCGGGCGCGCCCACAACGCGCTACGCTCGCGCCATGCTCTCATTAGGCACCGCCTCAGACGCAATCGTGGAAACCATCCGCCAGCAAGCCGGTGCATGGGTGCCGGACCAGCTCCGCGCCCTACTTGACGCCGGGCGAAAGACCCGGCCCGCGGACTACGACACCGTCGTCAAGGGCCTAGCTGTCAGGTACAGCGGCGACCAAGTCGCGATCGTGCGCGATGCCCTCAAGCGATCCTATCCGTCGACGCATCAGCAACTGCCGATCGACCCGGTCAACTGGCTGCGCTTCTTCGCGCGCCAGGACAGCGGCGTCTACGCCGTCGCCGCTGACAGAACGCTCGTGAACGACGACGACGACGCCGAAGCTCTCGATGAAGACGACGAGCGGCTGCTTGCGTTTCGTCGTGCGCTCACACAATGCGCCGTCGACGTCGTCATGCCCGAGCTTGAGCGTCGGTGTCACGCTGGCGCGCGCGCCGCGTTCGCGCTTGTCGGGTGGCGCAAGATCGGCGCCGACGACGCAGGCAAGATGGTCTGTCAGATGTACTGGCCTCACGATGTCGTCACGCTTGCGCATCCATCGGCGCCCGATGACCCCGACGCGTTGTGGTTGTGCGCAATCCGGCAAGCATCGTCGTCGGAGGCATCGCCGCTGTGGTGGGTCTGGTCGCGTGAATTCACCGAGGACGACCTCGGCAATCTGGTTTCTTTTGGTCAGTGGACGCACCGACGTGTGAGCGAGGACGGCAAGATCGCGACGGCGAGCGAGGCATACGAGGGCCGATTCCCCGGCGCTTTCCTTCGGCTCGAGCCCGGCGCTGGCGGCATCTGGCCAGCGCCCGATCGCGATGTCATCGTCAACGTCGACAGGCTCAACGTGTCGAGGTCAAATCGTCAGCACGTCGTCGACATGCAGGCGCACGCTACGTGGGTCTACTCGGGCCTCACGCGTGAGACGCAGGAACTCATCGGCGGACCCGGCGTCGTGCTTCAGATTGGATCTGGTGAGTCCCTGCAGGCACAAACGGCGGGCGCGGACCATGCGGCTATCGAGGCAAGCGCCACGCGAGACCTGCAGGAGCTCGGCGTCTCTCGCGGCAACTCGCCCGACGCCTACGCAGTCGAGCCCGGCGCGCCTCAGAGTGGCGTGTCGAGGATGATCGCCAATGCACCGCATGACCAGCGCGTGGCCGAATCGAGGCCCATCTTCAAGGCGTTCGAGGAAGGCCAGCTACTCCCGATCGTGCTCGATGTGCTGCAGCTCTTCGACCCGTCGTCACCAAGCGATTTCGGCGGCGTCAAACCGCAGGTCACGCTCGCGACTGGCAAGACATACGAGGCGGATAGCGAGAAGCAAGAGCGCGTGCTCGCGCTCAAAGACGCGGGTCTCATCGACGACGTCGACGCACGCGTGATGCTTGGGCTCAGTGCCGACCGCGCATCGGCTGAGGCGTACCTCGACCAGCTCGCTGAGGCGAAGGCACCGCAAGTGAGCCTCCCCGGCGCGCTCGCGGGGTCGCCGTTCACCTCGCGCCGTGAGACGACAGTCGAGCCCGAGGATGAGGGCGAGGGCGAGGAGACATGAGCGGAGCCGACGCGGCGGGCGTCGTCGCCGATGCGGCCGTCGAGGATCTGCGACGCCTCGAGCAAGCGCTCGAGCGCGACCTACTGCGCATCCTCCTCTCGCTCGACACGCTCCCAGGGGAGGACTCACTTGTCCGACGACAAGCGCAGACGTCGGCCGCTGTACTGGCGCAAGTACGCCGCCGCCTGGAGGCCGAGGGCGAGACGCTTACAGGCGTCGTCGGGCAACGCGCTATTGAGGCCGTGGCTGCCGTTCTGGGCGCGCCCCCTGCGACGCTATCGGTCGACGTCAGACGAGAGCTAGACGCGATCGTAGGCGGCCAGACCGGCGACGTCGTGAAGGTCTTCAAATTGGCTCGTGAGGAGATGCGCGACGCCGTCTCTCGCGGCATCACGAGCGGTGGATCACTCGCCGACGTCATCGAGGAAGTGCGTGCGCGACTGTCGACGACGTATGTGCGAGCAAGCGCCGCCGTCGATGCGGCGATCATGGCCGTCGGCCGTCGCGCCGTCGTCTCGGCTGCTCGCGAGCTCGAGGGTGAGCTTGACCTCGTCTACGTCTACGTCGGGCCGAGAGACGCCAAGAACAGGCCGTTCTGTCGACAGTGGGTCGGCAAGGCGGTGACGGACCCGGCGCGCCTGGACAACGGACAGGGCTTGCCCGCCGACGACTACTGCGGCGGCTACGGGTGTAGACATAGCTGGGCGCCCACAACAGTAGCGACGGCAATCGCAGAAGGGATCAGGATTTACCGTCCCGATGGATCGCGCCTGATCATCGACGCTGAGACAATGGGGCTAGCGCGGAGGTGACGTCGTGGGAATCACAACGAAACGGTCTGGCACTCCGGTCAAGTTTGACGCCGAGAAGGCGGCTCGCGTCATCGGCGCGTTCGTCCCCGGCGCGATCCTGTTGCGCACCGACAAGGGCATCTCGTCGACGGGGCAGGCATTCGCCGCATACTCGACGCGATACCGTCGACAGCTCCAGCGCATGGGCGAGGATCAGAAGATTGACCTCCGCCTGACTGGTGGCCTCATGAACAGCGTGAAGGTGCGCGAGAAACGCATCTCGGCCAACGGCGTCGAAGTCGTCGTAGCGCCCGACGCTGGCACGTCGCCACAAGTGACACCTCGCGACCGCAAGGCCCATCGAACCGGCGAGCGCGGCCCGCCGCACAACGTCGTCGGATATTGGATCCACCACGGTACAGCGACGATGAAAGCGCGGCCGTTCATGGGGCTGACGCGCGAGCAAGAGGCCGAGCTCAACCGGCTACTCGGCAAGGCCCGCGTGTTCGGCTGACGGTGCTTCCATTCACCTGTCAAGTGCAATATACTGCAGCCCATGCAGCGCGTCCTGGTCGGGTCCACCGAGTCGATCGTGAGCTATCCCCGGCTGTCCGACGACGTCGGCATCAGCACGGGTGTGGCCTCGTCGGCGACCGCGAGGCGCATCGCCTCACAGTATCCCGACGCGGTAGGGGCCTACGTCGCGGCGACTGTCGACGCGCTCTCGACGACGACGCAAGGCCCGTGCGCTGAGGGCGATGACCGCATCCCGCTCGCGGCATCGGTCGCCATCGTGGCCGGGCGACGGTATCTGGTCACCGATTCGGCCAGCGCTCGGCCCGTAGTGGTTGTCGCGGGCCGTGGCGGCACGCTGTCGACGCTGTGGCTGGCCGAGCCCCTACCCTGCGACCTCGGCAACGCGTCGACTGTGCGCGGTCTGGCGGTGTCTGTGGCGCTCAGCGCCACCCAGACCGGCGAGCCCGGCGCGGGGTATGTCATTTTTCGGGCGACCGTCGACGGCGTGGCGCGCGAATGGGACGAGTCTTTTCGGGTCGTCCGCCGCATCACGTCGGTGGCGCTGACGCCGACGGAGCTGACACAGTCCTATCCTGTCGTGCGGCAGATTGCGTCTTCGTCTGACCTCACCCTCGAGGAGGCCATCCAAGCTAGCTGGCGCATGGTGATGGTCCCGGCTCTCGCGGCCCGCGGCATTCTCGATGAGGATATCCTCACCGACGACGTGCTTGTCCCGATGCACGCATCGGCGACGGTGCTGCATCTTGCGCGGCAGTGGCCTGCGGCGCCCGCTGAGTTTGTCGAGCGTCTCTCGACGTTATACGAGCAGACCAAGCAGACGACGTGGGACCGGATCGACCTCATCACGCGATCGCAGGAAGATGAGACGCCCTACGTCCCGACGCCTGGTAGTCAGACTACTCGCTACATGAGGCTGTCACGGTGACGTGGCGTGACGCTCGCCGCGCTCTCGTGTCGATCCCCTCGACGGTGACGCCGTCGGTGGTCGGGCGAGGCCTGCCCAACCGGTACACCCACGACGTCACAGGACACGACGAGACGGTAGGCACGCAGTCACGCCGATGGTGGGGGCGCGTGCTCTCCGGCGCGGCCGAGGGCCCATACCAGACGCAGCAGACGCGGCACCGGCTGACTTGGGAGGTCGTCGTCGAATACGTCGACAGCCTCGGCGATACCGCGTCGATTGATGAGGCTATCCCCACCGACGCGGCGCAGCTCGCGGCGGCTTTCGCGAGTGGCGCGAATTGGGATCGGTCGTCGTCGGGCATCGTGGCGGTGACGCCAGCGGGCACCGACGTCGCGCCCTACACTGTTGAGCAGGTGAGCGGAGCTCGCCGACTGCGGATGACTCTTGAAGTGAGGTACAGCACATGACCGACGTCGCACGACTGAGCACGCTGCGCTACGCGCTGCATGCCAACAACGCCACTTTCTCAGGCACGCCTGGCACGCTGTTCCCGCTGCGCATCACCGACGACGGCGCGTCGTTCTTGCCGCGCAACCGCACGCCGATCCCGCGTCCGTTGCGGTCGTTGTCTGGTCGTCGCTACTCGCACATTCGTGGCGTGCAGGACCTCGCCGATCTCACCGTCGCCACCGAGTTCAAGGGCGTCAACTCGAACACCGGCGCGGCCGTCAACGACTGGGAAGCGAAGATGGAGCAAGGCTACTTGCTCGCGTCGTTGTTCGGTGCGGTCGCACCACAGACGACGGGTATTGCGCCGACGGTTGCCGCAAGC